TCAACTCCCCCCGCCTCCACCATTAAAATCCAAACTGAAATCTATCTCAATAGCGTCCTCAAAAACGTAAATATGTTTTATATAACCGGCTAATATACTTTTTTTTGCTTGAAGATCATCTGACTCGATGGTCTTCTTATCTTTTTTCACACATTCCCACACAATTTGTTCTGTTATTTTATATGTGGCTTTTCTTTCGTAGCTTGCTATTGTTGATAATAATAATTCTTTTTGCTGTTCTAATTCAGTCATCGTCGATTTCATAGATGGACTATAAAAGCCGTCTGAAATAGCTTTTATCATATTATATATTTTTTTGTTGACGTTTTTTAATTCTTCTTTAGATTTTTCAAATTGAAATTGATTTCTTTTTAATTTTTCATTATAAGATTTGTTGAGCTTTTCAACCAAAATTGTCATATTTTCTTGGCTGAAAACTTGTTTTGATAGTTCATCTATAACAAGTGATTCGATATATTTTTTGTTTATCGATTTTGCGTCACACGTTTTAGTTCTTTTTCGAGTATTACATTCATAATAAGCATGAATTTCTTTATTTCTTCCCTGTTTGGCCCGATTTCCAACCATTGGTCCACCGCACCTGCCGCAATAAATCAACCCGGTTAGCAAGTAAATCTCCTTCGCTTTTGTAGCTGCTGGCGCTTGTTTTCTTTTACTCATCATCTCTTTTACTTCTTCAAACTGTTCCTGGGTAATTATAGCGGGTATAGCATTTGGGATTTTTATTATCTCATTTTCCTTTTTTTCTGCATGATTATTGCGTTTCCCGTTTGTCTTTGAAATGGTTTTATTATAAACATAAGTTCCGGTATATTTTTCATTGCGGAGAATTTCATAAATTGAAGTTTGAAGAAATTCTTTTCCAACTTTTGTTTTATATCCGCATTGTTTTAAATAACTGATTATCTGGGGATAACTCTTTCCAGATAAATACATGGAAAAAATTATTTTGACAGTTCCTGCTTCCGATTCGTTTATTCGATACCTTTTTGCTTCTCCATCAAAAAAAACATCATATCCGAGAGGGGGAAGACCGCCCAAATGCTTGGCTTTTTTGGCGTGCTGTTTCATTTTAGTTTTTACTTCAACACTTAAATTAGCGCTGTAGTATTCGTCTAAGGCTTCATATAGCCGTTCAAGAATAATTCCTTCTGGGCCATCCCCAATTGGCTGAGTTACTGCGATTACTTTTACATTTTTCTTCGCTAACTCATGCTTATACACAACCGCATCGTAACTATTTCTAGCAAAACGATTTGTTTTATGAGTAAGAAGCACATTCGGACGAACAATATCGGATAAAATTTCTGAAGTCATTACTTGAAAATTCGGTCGATCGTCGCTAGTGGCGGTTTCAGCTCTATCAATATATTCTTTTATAATTGTTATACCGTTTTTCTTGGCATATTCCCTAACAACTTCTTGTTGTTCTTCAATGCTTTCCTCGTGCTGATTACTCGAAGAAAACCTGTAATAAGCTACCCCTATAATTCCATCAATCAATGTAGGAAAAACATTAACCTTAAAGTTGTATTTATTTTCGATAGCAATTTCCGATAAGTTTGATTGCATTATAACACCTCCTCGCACTTACACGGCCTTTATTTGTTTTTAACTTCCATTATGGTCTGATAATAGCTTTTAGCCAGTTGAAGCATGGTTTTAAATTCATGTTCCGATAAATTATCAAACGAATATCGAAGAAAAGCGACGGCTTCTATAAAATATTCGGGCATTCGTTCGTCGTCTACATAAACAAAATTATATTCATCAGGAATATAACCAGCAATTTTTAAAAGCTCTTCGTATGGGACCCCAAGGTGGGGGGCGATAGCTTCTAATATTTTAATAGAAACTTTTTTTCGTTCTCCAAGCTCGATTTTGGATATTTCAGTATTACTTACTTTGCTGAGTTTCGCTAGCTCTCGTTGAGACAAACCTTTTTCTTCACGTTTAATCTTAATATATTCAGAAATACCAATACTCTCGGCCATTATACCAACCTCCGTCAATATATTACCCATAGCATAGTATATCAAAGCCGTTATCGTTTGACAACACTTTTCCCGCAAATTTGTTGACGAATGATAACGGCTTTGATATACTGTAATCGAACGATAACAAACAAAACATTGTAAGGAGGTGAAAAAATATGGAACCGAATATTTCCTATATTAAAGAATTAATGGATAAAAAGGGCCTATCGTTGCGAGGCTTAGCGTTAAAGGCCGGAGTATCTGCGGGCGCTTTAAGTAATGTTTTTAATGGCAAACGTGGAGCAGGAAAAGTTATAATTAACGGTTTCATAAAAGCGTTTCCAGAAGAATCCATTGAACGGTTATTTTTTTTCCCCAACATGTAACCGAATGATAACAGATGGAGGGAAATGTAAATGCCCTATATTCATTCAGTGAAAATTGACCGTAAAACCGGTGAACTGATCGGCTATAAAGTTTCAGAAACAAAAACAGGACCAAACCACGAACCATTAGTTGCTCATATGCTTAATCAACTTGAAAAACATGGTATTTTGTCTACCGAAAAGGAGGGGTAACATGCGCTTAATCCGTGCAAAAGTAATCAATCAGCTTAGTAGCAGGTAGAATCATCGAATTTTCATAGGATCAATCTTGTTCCGGCGGGAGTGAGTTTAACTAATGCAGTTGATAATTGACATGGAATCGATTCAAAATTTTAGTTTAACTTTGATCGTCTTTCTTTTTTTCATCGTTTTTATCGGTTGGCTTGGGAAGTCGTCCGCTAAAAACTTCAAAAGCAAATGTAATAGCTCCAGCGAGAAACATGATTCCGATCATAGCCAAAAAGACAAATCCATAAGTTGAATCACCCAATGCGGTCTCTCCTATTGCAGAACAGATCTTTTTGTTAGAGGCCAGCCAAAGAAATATAACGGCGGGGAAAATGTGTCCAAGAAAATCAAACAATTTCCGCATTACGATTATTTTTTCAAGGTAAATCTTGATAACCGTTGCCAACGCTACCGGAATTGCAAAAGCAATAATAATTGTGATGCCGTTTTGTAATTGCTCAATCCACATAAAAAAACCTCCCATAACGTAATAAATGTCTAATTCGGGGGAAGGGAAAGAATTCCTTTAAAAGGGGGTGCAACATGCGCTTAATCCGTGCAAAAGAAGCTCCAGGATTCATTTTCTGTGTACTGTTTATTGTCGGCCTGTTCCTTTTACTGTTACAATCCGCAAAATAAAACCGAAAGGGGAAAAACCAATGAAACGAGTACGACGCAATTTTTCTCACCAAACCACCGAGGCCAATCTCCTCATATCCGGACTTGTGGGACATCTCGATCAGCTCTCAAAACGCGGGATTGATACAAATTTTGTTAGGCGCATGAGTTCGGCCCTCGATCGATCCATAGCGGCCAATAACGATCAACACGCCTTAAAGGCCCGGATGATGGAGCGAACCGCCGAGCGCCAAGAGTACCAAGCCGAACTAGACAAGCTTTGTCGGGAAGCCCGGAAGTTGATAAAGATTGAGCTGCCACCCGAAACCTGGCGAGAATTTGGAATTACGGATAAACGATAAGGGAGGGGTTACAACATGCGCACTACTTGCGTTATGATGCCGGTTAAATTCTTCAGACTGTTGGTCAAAAGTGATGTGTTTGAACTGGTTTATTCGGTCCCCGATCATCTCTTGGGAAAGGAGCGTCATTCATGAATCACATAGTCCTAATCGGTAGGCTTACCAGTGACCCTGAGCTCAGATATACCCCAAACGGCGCGGCAGTCGCCACTTTCGATCTGGCAGTTGATCGCCCAGTGCCAAACCAACAGGGACAACGCGAGGCGGATTTTATCCGGATAATCTGCTGGCAAAAGGTCGCCGAGAACGTTGCCAACTACATTAAAAAGGGCCGCCTGGCGGCGGTGGAAGGCCGGTTGCAAATTCGCACTTATGAAACAGAAGATAGGCAAAAAAGGCGCGTTGCTGAGGTGGTAGCGAATCAGGTTCAGTTCCTTGACCGCCCGCGAAGATAGCACGACACCGGCAAAAACCGCTCAAAGTGGAAAAGCGGATGACATGGGCGGAGTAAATCTTGATGACTTGCCATTTTAGGAGGGAGTCATAGCCATGGGTTACTCTCGCATTAAACTGACCTATCAGGCAGATGGCAGTATCCTTGTGGACTATGTACCAGGCGATGCGTATCTTGAAGGCTGGATAAAAAGCCAAGTTCCCATGGACAACTGGCGACGTTCCGAAACCGGCACCACCTTACAGGGAATTGTTACCCAAAAGCAGGCGGCATACCTCGAAAACTTAGCCACCTGTTACCATGGATCGCCTTGCCCAGTGATGGGCCGCCCGTCTAAGGAAACCGTCTCAGAACCGATGGCGGCGAAAGCTTGCGCAGCGGCGGAAACAACTTTCAAACTCGATGATACGGGGCAGCTATGCCTATTTTAAAGCGGGGTGATTGGATTGGCGGCCCTAGAGGGCGGATATATCAAACTATACCGCCAGATTCAACATAACTTTCTTTGGCCTCAAAATCGTCCCTTTACGAAGCTGGAGGCGTGGATTTACCTCATGATGAAGGCGAACCACGAAGCACGGCGGGTGTTAGTCAACGGGAACCAGGTCTTGGTCGAGCGGGGCCAGCTATTGACCTCGGAAGTAAAACTGGCGGAAACTTGGCGATGGGATCGGGGCACGGTTCGGCGTTTTGAGAATGTTTTAGAAAATGATCAAATGTTGATCCGAAATGCTACAACCCATTACACAGTCCTAACCATTGTCAATTATGAGTTTTTCCAGGGTGACACTACAGCGGATGCTGCACCAGAAACAACACCAGATACTACACCAGAAACTACACAAACAAGAATTAAAGAATTAAAGAATACTTCTTTATATAAGTCGCCGGAGGAAATTTACCAAAAACATCCCCGATACGACGAAGACCAATACAAAACAATCCGCGATTACTGGGAAGCGATCAGAAGTACCCGGAAGAGCGGCAAGATCGCCCTCTCAATCGTAGCGGCGGAAATGGAATACTGGGAACGGTTCCCGGTGGAAATTGTAATTGAATCGCTCCAAATCCACCTAGCAAAGAATCGTGACAAGCCGGAGGAATACACCCGAGGCATTATGAGGCGTAAAGCCAACGAGAACCAAAACGGAGGAAATCATGGACAAGATACAGGCAATTCTGGAACGGCTCAAATCCAGAACCCCCCAGCATACAACCGAAGCAAATTCCTATTTAAACCAAGTACCGGAGCCTAGCTGCCGTAAATGTAATGATCAGGGATACATCATGATTGATGACAAAACGGCGCGGCCTTGTGAATGCCAGGAACGGCTCAAGATCGAACGGCTCTTTCGGTCCAGCCGGATCACTCCGGCGTTCCGAACAAAAACCTTTCGAAATTTCTCACTGCAAGGTCGGCCGGAAGTGGTCCGGCAAATGTACGATTGCGCCAGGGATTACAATCAGCGTTTCAGCGTGATAAGCAAGACGGACGCCAACTGGCTGGTATTTCTCGGTCAACCCGGCAGCGGCAAAACCCATTTGACGATGGCAGTCGCGAATGAACTCATCAAAAATGACATTCCGGTCCTATACTTTCAAAACGTTGAAGGGTACAAAGAGTTGATCGGCATGATCCAGAGCGGCGAAAACATCCGGGAAAAAATCGAAGCAATGAAAAAGGTTCGGGTATTGGTTTGGGACGATCTCTGGAAGCCGGTCATGCAGATCGCCGGAAACAGGCCAATCAAAAAGGCTCCGACTCCGTTCGAAGTGGAAACGGCGTTTGAGGTGCTTAATTACCGATACCTCAACCTACTGCCCACAATGATCAGCAGCGAACGAGACGACGAGGAATTACTAGGGATTGATGAAGCGACCGGATCGCGGATCATCGAACGCGGGGCAGGTCATATGGTTCTGATTGAAAACAAGCAAGCCAATTACAGATTGGTATGAAGCGAAGTGGCGTAAATGAATGAAATGTGCCACGCCAGCCGGTGCCAATGTGGCGTAATCTGGTCGGTTGTAAACGAAGACTGCCCGGAATGGGTGATAGCCGCAGAGCTTGCCAGAGCGGCCCAAAATGGGTGGAGTACGCAGTATGTGCGGCGGGATTCGATCCCGAAAGAAGAATGGTTCCGGAAGTGTACCTGTTCAGAGTATAAACTGGTGGAGCCAATACAGCTAAAGTTGGAGGTGTTTTTTGATGGCTGAATTAAAGGTTATAAATTGCCCGGGGACCTGCGCTTGCTCATCTTGCAAGCAGGCTCCGTTACGGCATGGATTGAGACAATGCATTCGATGCAAAAAAGAGGAATGTCCAGACCGAAACAAACGGCCATGCACAATTTTGCCAATCGACGAATGGCGACGTTTAGAGCTAAAGCAGACATACGGGATTGATCTGAAGTATTAAGGGGTGTAACGATGAAACAAGTTAACACCACAAGGATCGGGAGGAAATGGGAGATTTACGCGCACCAGCACCTATTTCCTGAATCGGTCCTCGTCACAAATAGCAATCGAAATGCACCCTATGATCTGCTGAATGGGACCGTCCGGATCAATGTTAAGGCCAGTCGGTTATATACCAAGAAGCACGGCAGATATTTCGACTTTTTGCTGCGGCGATGCCGTGAAGAATGTGATTATTTTCTGTTTGTTGGATATGCGCGTCGGCGCGACAAAGAGCCGCTAAAAGTTTGGATGGTCCCGGCGAACGCACTCCGGGGCCGGGAACGGCTAACACTTGGCCCGAATCACGCCGGAGAGTGGAAAGACTTTGAAGTGAAATAAAGCAAAGGAGGCAAGAAATTGCCAAAACTTTCTCAAGAAGAAAAAATAATCGCCGAAATTGCAAGATGGGATTGGAACGAGCAATGTAAAAAATTTTTACAAGGTATTCCATTCAGAGATAAATCCGCAAAAGCTTGTTATGAGCGACATAAAAAAGATTATTATCGATCAGTTTTAAAGTAGTCTAATTTTTTACCTATAACATTCATTATGTTAAAAAAATACAACGAAGTATTGATATGGATCAAAACTAGTTCAAAGTCATGAAACGACGGCGAAAGAACCGTCCCAAAAGTAACAATACATAATATATGATATGTCAAATTTTTTAAGAGAGAAGGTAAAGGATTGAAGATTAATATTCAAAGCCTCAATGAATTTAAAAATGAATTGGTAAAGTCGAAAAAGACCTTGAATACCATAATTGCTTACATTACCGATTTGCGGCAATTTGAAAGATTTTACACCGGCGATATGGAGGACCTTTTAACCGAGGACGTAGAGCGCTGGCAACAATCCTTTTTAGACAGAGGGATTACGCCGAAATCCATCAATCGTAAGCTGATCAGCCTCAAACGGTATATCGATTTCATAAACAACCGCCCGGAATATGGCGTTCGAATCCTTGCGGTGGTACGTTGCCTACGAGTGCAGCGGCAATGGTTTTTGAAAGAGCCGCTCACCAAGGGCGAGTTTGATCGAATGGTCCGCGCGGCGGAAGAAGAAAAGGATCTGCGGGCCGTGGCGCTTTTTTACACGCTTTACCTAACCGGAGGCCGGATATCAGAGGTATTGCAATTGCGGGTTAGCAGCATTGAGAAAATTTCGGTGTCGGTGCGGGGAAAAGGTGACAAATACCGGGACTTACTCTTATCCGACCAGCTCCGGGAACAGGTTGAAAAGTATGTAGAGGACAGAGCGCCGGGAGAATACCTGTTTAAGAACAAAGCCAACGACCGGCCAATCTCCCGGCAAACAGCGGCGAACATTATCAAGCGCTATGCCGGGAAGTGCAAAATAAAATTACAACGAGCCCATCTTCACAACTTACGCCATTTGTTCGCGTTGAAACTTTTGGCCGAAGGAGTACCGCCGACCCAACTGGCGGACATGCTCGGTCATGAATCGGTGGATACGACCAGGATTTATACTCAGCTCCCCAAAGAGCAGCTTTTAAAGATTCTCAACAAAATTTGAAATTAAGGCGGTGAAAAAAGATGGAATTAGATACAAAAGCATTATTGAAATGTCATTCAGAGTTATTTTGTGCTTATTGGATTAAGCGAGCAGAGGCGGCTGAAAAGGCGTTAAGAGTGGCTTGTGGCTTAATTAAATGTGATGGATGCCCAATTCATGACAAATGCCCCAATAAGGGCTACGGTTGTATAAAAGAATTGATGGCTCATTTCAAATCCGAGATAATGGGTATTTTTCAGGATGAGCAAGCCGAAATCATCCAGGATGTAATCGAGGAGCGAATCCGCCAGGATGCCAAATGGGGTGAGCAAAACCACTTTCCTCAATTTTGGACAGGCATTCTTGGGGAGGAATATGGCGAGCTTTGTCAAGCCATCAACGAAACGGTATTCGAAAACGGGAGTGACAAAGGCGGTTATGAAAACATGCGCCGGGAAGCGGTTCATGTCGCAGCCGTTGCAATTGGGTTTTTAGAGTGCTTGGAGCGGAACAAAGATAATTGGGCGGTGAAACCATGAAAACCTGGGAACATGATGAACTAGCCGAAGATCTTGGTGATACGAAAGGGACAAATTTTTTAAACGTCCATTTAGGCAGCCCATATCTCCAAAGCAGCGTACAACGGGCGGATGTACTTGAAATCAAGCCATCATATACCCGGTTTTGTGTATCCATTTACGAGGTCAAGATCTCCCGTTCTGATTTTCAGAGCGACATTCGTAGCGAAAAATGGCGCGGCTACCTCGACCATTGCCACAGATTTTACTTCGCGGTTCCAGCCGGCATGGTTAACAAACAAGAAGTTCCTCCGGAGGCGGGACTCATTGTCCGCGGTGAAACCGGATGGGTTACCCAGAAAGCGGCCAAGCCTCGGGACACGGAAATACCATATATGACGTTACTTAGCGTTGCATTCGCCCGGCAACGGCAGAATTTTCGGGAAAACAAAAGGTCGCAGTTGCACAATGCTATTCGTTGGCATCGCAGTCGTAAAGAGATTTATCGGTCATTTAGCAAAGAGATTGGAGAAGCCCTGAAAAATAAGGATGAATACTTTCAGAAAAGCCGCGAATACCAAAACCAGTTGGACTCGATAGACGAAGCGATTTCGAAAGCTCTTGGATTGCCGGAAGGCCGTTATTGGAGTTCAACCTTCGAGCTTGAAAAAATTGTTCGAAAGATTGCTGAAAAGGCGCGATGGTAATGAATTGGATGGAGGCGATATTGTGAAAAGGCCACGATTGGTAATAGCGGTTGATTTTGATGGAACCATAGTGAAGAATAGATGGCCGAATATTGGAGAATCCCGATTGGGCGCTAAGACAGTATTGAAGTGGTTAAAGCGAAGAGGACACAAGTTGATATTAAGCACTTGTAGAGAAGGAAAAATGTTAAGTTTGGCGTGGCTTCATTTATTGGTATGGCTCGATGGTATTACCTTCGATGCTTGCAATGAGAACCTTCCTGAACTCATTCATAAATATGGGGGAGATTGCAGAAAAATAAGCGCGGATTGGTATATCGATGATTTGGCCGGTTTTCTTGGGTGGTGGTCGATACCAATCATAGTTTTGTGGTTGGAATGGACAAAGCGTTTAAAATTACGGGAGGCGTAAAATGGCGCAAGAACAAGTAACTAGCTACGAGCTCCCTCGTCATGTTGTACGATATGTCGAGGAAGAACTAAGGATGTATAACGCGATGAAAACCGCTATTCCGCTTTTAGAACAGGATTATTTAAACATCTTGCAGAAATCACGGCAATTTTCGATGATTCCAGGAGGCGGCGGTGAACATGACAAGCTCGGGAATGATGCGATAAAACTGGTCACCATTCAGAATAAAAGCGCGGAGTATACGCGGAGAACCGAAAGGATTGAGATGGGCCTTCGCCTTTGCGTTGAAGAAGAGAAAAAATTAGTCACTGCCAAATATTTTTCGGGATTCAATTACCGGGACGAAGAAGTATTGCAGCAACTCCATTACGGCTTTCGTAACAGATATTTTGAAGTAAAGCGTGCAGCGCTATATAAATTCGCCATCGTCTTTGGTTTGGTCTAATATTATTTCAATACTAATTTTTGGTTTTTCCGTGATAGTATAGTATCATGAAATTCGGCGCAAGGAAATGCCGAACGACATCGGACGCCGGAACCGCAATCCGGGAAAGGCCCTGAATATCCAGGGCCTTTTATATTTACTTAGGGAGGATGAATGTATCAACTGCACCTTGGTGACTGCTTAGAGGTTATGAAGAAACTACCAGACCAGAGTGTTGATCTTGTGGTTTGTGATTTGCCATATGGAACAATAGATTGTAAATGGGATAAGCGCATCCCTTTTGTTCCGTTGTGGAAGGAATATCATCGGCTTTGTAAAGAGAATAGCGCAGTTGTATTATTTAGCAGTCAGCCATTTACAAACCTTCTGATCAACTCCAACGTCAAGGAGTTCAGATATGAACTGATATGGATAAAAAATAGAAAGTCTGGGTTTATGAATGCGAAGAAACGACCCATCAAGTCTCATGAAAACATTCTCGTATTTTATAAAAAGCAGCCGGTATATAATCCGCAAAAAACAAAAGCAATCAAGACCTATAAAAACGGCGGAACCAATAAAGGCAAAACAAGGTTTATCAACATTCGCGGCGAGAGATCAAACAGTTATTCATGGGTCGATGACGGTACTCGTTATCCGACGACGGTTCTTGATTTTAAATGCGAACCGATACACAAGGGAATGCATCCAACCCAAAAACCAGTCGACCTTTGCGAATGGTTGATAATGACTTATTCGAATCCGGGGGATACGGTCTTAGATAATTGCATGGGCTTGGGTACAACTGGTGTGGCCGCTCTTAAAGTAGGGCGGTTTTTTATTGGCGTTGAATTGGACCCGAATTATTTCGAGGCTGCCCAAAAGCGTATCGAAGAAGAAACGGAACGATTGTGTACTGATTAGAGGTTCCAGTGGTTAAGGACTTTGCCAAAGCTTTCTATCGGTCGGCTGAATGGCTCCACAAACGGGAGTCGATTCTTCAGCGAGATAACTATGAATGTCAGAAGCACAAGAGACGAGGGAAGTTCGCTAAGGCCTCATGTGTACACCATAAGAAACATCTTAAGGACTTTCCAGAGCTTGCATTGGCGGACGAAAACCTTGAGAGCCTTTGCGATGCATGTCACAATGAAGAACACCCAGAGAAACTTCACGCAAACGCTGGACCGAAATTTATAAATCAAGAACGTTGGTGATGGTGATGAAAGTTGATAAAATAAGTAGTCGAGTAAATGTAAAAGGACAAAACATATACAAATGCCCTTCTTGTGGTTGTTATCATCTGTTGTGGAGAGATAATAAGTGTAAACATTGTAATACGAAGTTAATTTGGTAATGATTGTAAAGAAATAACAATGGAATATATTAACATACCCCCCGGTCAAAAAATCCGATTTACCATCATTTTCCCCGGACCGGGGAGGGTACAAGACAAAACAGATTTTCACCTTCACGCGCATGATGGGGGGGAGGGGTGGGGCATGGCAAAGAAAAGCGACATCAAAAAAGACTTGACCGAACAACTTGAACGAAACGGAATTTTCGGAAGTCACTACCTCGATCTCGTCAATGATTACATGGCGTTGTGGGATATCAAAAATAAACTGATCAAGGATATCAAAGAACGCGGGGTGTCGGTTTATTGGTGCAACGGCGGCGGCCAAGAGGGGTATAAAAAGAACGAGTCCATTTCCGAACTTACCAAGACCAATGCTCAGATGCTGAAGATCTTGAACGACCTGGGATTGAAAGCAACGAAGCAAGAGCCCGATGATGGCGATGAGGAAATGTAATTACCATCCGTTCATCGACTCCTACATGGACGCCATAAGGAGCGGGGAGATCCCTGCTTCGAAAGACATGCACAAGGCCATGGACTATATCGAGTTCAAGCTCGATAATCCAGATGTCTTTATTGACCATGCTAAAATCGACAAGGCCGTCGAACTCACTGAAAAGTATTTTGAATTTAAGCTCCTCAACTGGGAGCTTTTTATATTTGCCCTGATCCACTGCTATTACAAATCAGTCGACATGGTGGTGTTTGATGAATTCCTCATCGTCATGGGTCGCGGCAATGGTAAGAATGGGTTTATTTCCCCGGTGGCCTGGTACTTAACGACCCATTATCATGGCATCAAAGGGTACAATGTCGATATTGTCGCCAACAATGAAGACCAGGCCAAAACATCATTCGACGATATTTACGGGGTATTAGAACGTGCTTGGGCTAAGTTAAAAAAGTTTTTCTATAAAACCAAGCAGATCATCGTCAATCTGAAAACTCAATCATATATCAAGTTTAACACGTCCAACGCTGACACGAAGGATGGTAAACGGTCGGCCTGTTTGATTTTCGATGAAATCCATGAGTATGAAACCTACGACACCATCAAAGTTTTCGTGTCCGGATTTGGTAAACGAAAACACTCCCGGATTTTTTATATCACCACTAACGGCTATGTCCGGGGCGGGGTGTTGGATGACCAGTTAAAACTGGCCGAGGATGTTTTAAACGGCGAGATCAAGGACTTGGGGCTCTTGCCGTTAATCTATCGGATTGACAGCAAAGAAGAGGCGCTAAACTCCGATATGTGGGTAAAGGCTTGCCCGTCTCTGCCATATTTTCCAGAGTTAAAGAAAGAGATGGACAAAGCCTTCATCAAAATGAAATATCAGCCGGAGATGGCCATCGACTTCATGACCAAGCGTATGAACTTCCCGGCTGAAGATATCTATGCCACCGTGGCCGAATGGGAAAAGATCGAGGCGGCGGCCAGTAAAGACAGGCCGATCCCTTATGAGGAATTGGCGGGGTTGGACTGTATCGGTTGGGTCGACTACGCCAGCATTCGCGATTTTGCCAGCGTGGGACTTTTATTTAAGCATCGCGGGAAACGGATCGGCATTGAACACACCTTTGTTTGCCACAAGGCGCTGGAGATTGAAAGCAGGTCGATTAAATTTCCCGTGTATGTGGCGGCTGAAAAGGGCTTGATTACCATCATCAAAAACGACTCCATCACCGCCGACGACATCGCCAATTGGTTTTTGGAACAGGCCGAGCAATATCACATTATCAATATCGCCTGTGATGATTACCGGGCCAAATTGTTGGAAAAGAAATTTACCGAGGTTGGATTGCCGCTGAAAGTGGTTCGGAGCGGGCCGATCACTCACGCCAAAGTGGCACCGCTGATCGATTCCATGTTTGCCGAGGAAACCGTAATATTCGGCGACAACATGACCATGCGCTGGTATATCAACAATACCTGTCAGGAAAAAGACAAAAAGGGGAATACGACTTACCGCAAGATTGAGCCAAAGACGCGGAAAACCGACGGATTCTTTGGCTTTATCCATGCCCTGGTGCTTGATTCGGAGTTGGTGGAAGTCAATGAAGATTTTAAGACACCGGATGTAAGGATTTATTAATACGTTTTAGGGGGTTTGCTTATGGCGGCGGTATGGTGGGAAAAGTTATTAAGCTTGTTTGACACAAATAGCACTGTGAAACTAACTACGAAAATCGGAACCCTGACGGCGGAAGTGTACTATAAACAATTGGCAATCCAATCCTGTATTAATTTAATCGCCAATACCGTGGCCCGAGGCGAATTTTTAACCTACGAAAAAGGCGAAGAGGTAAGAAAAAACAACTATTACCTGCTGAATGTTGAACCAAATCAAAACAAATCTGCATCGAAGTTTTGGCGCGACGTGATTAGTAAGCTGGTTTATGACAACGAATGCCTGGTTATCCAGCATAACGACATGTTCTACGTCGCCGACAGTTTCAGGATCAAAGAATTTGCCTTCGTGGAAAACATCTATACCGACGTGGTGATCGGCGATTTGAAACTTACGCGGTCTTACATGGAATCGGAGGTTTTCCATTTTGAACTGCATAACGAGCAAATCAGACCGGTAATCGATGGGTTATATAGCTCCTATGCCAAATTAATCGCGGCCAGTCAAGCCTATTACAAGAAAAAGCGCGCCAAGCGCGGAATGCTTGAATTGGACACTGGCTATCCTCAAACGAAACAAGCGCAGGCGGATTTGAGCGACTTGCTCGACGTCAGATTTAAGCGGTTTTTTGAGGCCGAGGGAAACGCGGTTATTCCGCTCGCGCGGGGCATGAAATATACCGAGCTAAACGGTGGAGCGGCTACAAGCGGCAGCACGGAAAGTCGGGACATACGCGGTTTGATCGATGATATCTTGGATTTCACGGCGATAGGGTTTCAAATTCCGCCCCAGCTATTACGGGGAGGGGTAGCCGATACCGACAAGGTTGTGGGTAATTTTCTGACATTTTGTATTAACCCTACCGCCGAGGTATTGACAGACGAAATCAACCGCAAATATTACGGGAAAAGAGCCTATCTCGAAAAAACGTATACCAAATTGGACGTATCCAGAGTCAAAGTGGTGGACATCAAAGAGATCGCCAACGCCCTGGATGTCTTGGAACGGATTGGGGCATTTAGCATTGATGATAGCTTAAAAGTTTTGGGCATGGAACCACAGAACACCGAAGCAAGCAAGGCCCGATGGATGACCAAGAATTACGAACGGGTTGAAACCAGACTGAAAGGAGGTGAAAAGGTTGGAACGGAAAAGAATTTGGGAACTTAAACAGTCCGCGCAGCCTGATACGCTGGATTTATACATCTATGGGACGGTTGAGGGCGATTATTACGACTGGTGGAATGGCGAGCTGATCGAAAGCGAAACCTCGGCGAACCATTTCCGGAATGAGCTTGCCAAATATCCCGACGTAAAGCAAATCAACCTGTATGTGAACAGCTACGGCGGATATGTCTACGAGGCCATGTCGATCCGGAATCAGTTAAAACGCCATAGCGCCCATGTAACCGCCTATGTCGACGGGTTCGCCTGCTCGGCGGCTTCGTTCATTTTGACGGGTTGCGACGAAGTTTTTATGTATTCCAACACCATGCAGATGATTCACGATATGCGGATCGGCGTTTTTGGCAACTCCAGAGAACTACGAAAAGCGGCTGACGATAACGACGTTATCATGGAGGGCAACCGGCGGGCATACCTTGAAAAGTCCGGCGGCAAGATCGCCGAAGAAACATTAAAAGAGCTTATGGAAGCCGAAACATGGCTGACAGCCCAGCAGTGTTTGGAATATGGTTTTTGCGATAAGATTTTAGAGCAAGAAGCCGACCTGACAGCCGCCAAGCAAATGCTGCAAAAGGTTAACAAGTCATTCCAGCAGCAGGTAAGTTATAACAAAGCACTTGTGGCGCAGTACCGGGAATTTTTGCAGCAAAGCCCTCCGCCCGACCCAAATCCACCGGCGGAGCCGGAGCCCGAACCCGAACCGCAACAAAATAAAGCCCAAAAATTATTAGCGGCATTGCTCCGCTAATTTTTTTATTAAAAAGCAAAGGAGATAAACACATATGAGGAATTTGGATTTACTCCAGCAAAAGAAAGCCGAAATCATGGTCAAAATGCATCAGGCCGTGGTGGAAGGCAATGAAGACGCATTTAAACAGGCGTTCACCGAGTTTACCGACATGCTCCAGGAAGCGGTAATGGCAGAGGCGAGAGGGCTTGTCCAAGCTGCCGATAACACCATCCTCGCGGGGCGCGGCGTTCGGTCCTTAACGTCCGAGGAGACCAAGTATTACGAGGGAATGATCCAGGCGTTAAAGTCCGGGAACCCCAAGCAGGCTTTATCGGAGTTCGACGTGGTTCTCCCGAAAACCGTCATTGATGCGGTTTTCGACGATATCACCGAGGAACACCCGCTTTTGGATGCCATTAACTTTATGCCGACCGGGGCACTGGTTGAAATTTTGGTCAGCGTTCAGGACGGGCGTCATTTGGCAACTTGGGACGACCTAACCTCGGAGATCGCCAAAGAGTTAACTTCCGGTTTCAGCAAGATTGATCTGACCCAAAAGAAACTTTCGGCATTCTTGCCGATTGGAAAAGCCATGCTGGATCTCGGCCCCGCCTGGATGGATCGGTATGTGCGGGCGTGCTTGCAAGAAGCTATTGCCAATGGCCTTGAAAAAGGGATTATCGACGGTTCCGGCTTAAAACAGCCCATCGGAATGCGTCGTAATCCGAATTCCCCGCTTGATCCGGATAAGGGTTACGCGGTGCTAACCAAAACAGCTTTAAACGCAATCACTCCGGAAACGTATGGCGCGGTCTTGGCGGAATTGGCGGTCGGCCCGAACAATCTGTATCGGACGATTAGCGAGGTTTTGCTGGTCGTGAATCCGGTGGATTACTTTAAAAAGGTTATGCCCGCCACGGTTTTCCAACGCCCCGATGGCACCTACGCCACGAATATTTTCCCGTACCCGACCCGCGTCGTGCAGTCTGTTTGGGTTCCCGTCAATGAAATGATTGTCGGAATTGGCAAACGGTATTTCATGGCACTTGGAACCAGTAAAGGCGGCAAGGTGGAATACTCTGACGAGTATCATTTCCTCGAAGATGAGCGGGTTTACCTCACTAAGTTGTATGGCAATGGCAAACCGCTGGATAACAAGTCCTTTAAGCTGTTGGACATTACCAACCTTAAACCGTTTGATCCGCGCGTGTATGTCACGAATTGGCCGAATTCCGGGGACCCGATGGAGGTTATCATGCCCGACGCCCGCTTGGCAAGTTTGGCGATCGGAAGCTTAACGCTTTCACCGGCCTTTAATAAGTCGGTGATGGTTTATACCGCCACCACTACGAACACGACTAACACCATTACGGCAGTAGCCAAGGATGGAGAGGCTTCGCTTGAGATTAAGGTCAACGGCGTGGCCCATACAAACGGAACCGCTGCCACTTGGGCCAACGGCGAAAACACTGTGGAAATTACGGTAACGAGCGGAGCCGAGACCGAAACCTACACTGTAGCTGTCACAAAATCGGCGTAAAAGTTGGTGATTTCAATTGCTGATAGACGAGCTTAAATTCAATCTTGGGATTATCGGCACGGATCAAGATACCAATCTGCAAAGCATCATTGCGCGGGGCGAGGCTCGTCTGGATGGCTTAACCGGGGTAACCCTTGACTTTGAAAGTGAAGGGTTACCCAAGGATCTCCTTCTTGAGTTTTGCCGGTACGCCTACAATAACGCTGTTGAGTATTTCGAGGAAAATTTCTCGAAAGAAATATTGCGATTGCAGCTCGAAAGCGCGGTGAAAGATTATGCTCAAAACCAAGGCTGAAAGCATGAAAGCCCTAGCGCGGCTTTATCGGGAACAGATTATTCTCCAGCGCTGCGATAAAATTCCCGACGGCATGGGCGGCTTCAAAACAGAATGGGTGACGGTGGCGACCGTCGGGGCGCGCCTCCGAAACCCCCGTGTGAAAACAGCCGAAGAAACTGGGGCCGTTCAAAGCGTGAGGATGCACGAGATTCGGATCAGGAATCGACCTGGCGCGCCGGATATCCGCAGAGGTTGGAGGGTATTATGGGGAACTAAAACCATCTCCGTGGAAGACGCTTATTATGATGATTACGATGGGGACAAGGTTTTAATCTGCCGGGAGACGGTCAAATGAGCAAGGGTCGAGGCTTCCAAGTCAATTTTTCCGTCCCCGAGCTATCGGAGGCGATTGCACAGATCGGCGCTTACGATGGCCGGACTGCGGCCAAAGTGGAAAAAGCCGTCCAAACCGCCACCAAAAACATCGGGGCGGGCGCGCGGCGGCGGGTTCCGGTCAAGAGCGGCGATCTTAAAAAATCGATCTCGACTCGGTTCGACAGCAAATCCATCACCGGCTATGTCGCAGCCCGGAAGCCACACGCCCATTTGGTGGAGTTTGGGGCCAAAGGAGCTACCGAGAAACCCGAAACCAAAAAAGCCCTGAAAATCCCCTCACCAGGTCTCGGCGTGGCGTCAATGTATGCGGCCAGCGCCGACATCCCGGCCCGGCGCGAACATCCCTACATGCGTCCGTCCTTTGAGGACGAAAAACCCAATCTAATCCGAGGGGTAAAAGAGGCGGTGAAGCCTTGATAATCAGGCGAATTCCCATGAACGCTCTGCAAATGGGAGTTTTTTCGATCCTCTCAGAAAAACAAACCACCCCGGTCTATGACGACGTACCGGAGGACGCGGAACTGCCATACATCACGCTGGGAGCATTTACCTGCAAGCAGGTAGGCAGCAAAACCGCCGATATCACCGACATTTCCCAGCAAATCCACATTTGGTCCCAATACGAGGGCAAGCGGGAAGTTAACGAGATCGCCAACGACATCACGGCGGTTTTGACAGCCTGGCCGATTGACCTGTCCGATGAAGGGTTTAAAGTCATGAGCCAGGATGTTGACTTTTTCGAAGCTTTTCCGGAAGAGGCAGGAGGATATCACGGGGTGGTGACCTTCACGGCCAAAATTCAAAATTTAGGAGGGCAAATAAATGATCAAATTTGACTTACAACGCTTTGCGGCTGTGCTCCCGGATAATCCGACCGCGGCCATGGCCACGGTCGGCAAAGACTACCTGCTCTACGTCAACACCGGCACCGCCTATGTGCCGGTATGGACGCTGGTTGGCGGCCAGCGCGGGGCGTCGCTCGGCATGACCGCCGAGGAGATCGACGCGTCGTCCAAAACAACCGGCGGCTGGACCGCCACCCTGCCCGGCATGCGGTCCTGGAATATCGACCTGGACGGGCTGATGCTCCTGCAAGACGCAGGGATCGAGGCGCTGGAAAGGGCTCATGCGCAAGGCAAGCAGGTTAACGTTAAATTCCGGTATCCGGATGACAGCTATCGCGTGGGATGGGCGACCCTTACCGATTTCAGTAGCGAAGCGCCCCATGACGGCGAGGCGACCCTTTCCGGAACGCTCTCCGGCAACGGCCCGCTTTCCAGCATCTCTAAAACCGTTTCGAAAGCCGCCGCAATCGACCTCACCTTCTATTTCGAGTCGAAGGCCAAGGCTACTTCCGTCACCGAAGCAGGCGTCGCCGTTGACCCAGCGAAATATGTCGCGACCGGGTACGGCGAGATCACCTTTGACGGCGAATATTTGGCGACCCTGACGGCTGGCGAGCACCTGTTTTGCGTTAATCTTTCGATTGGCGGCAGCGCCCTGGTTGCCCTGGTTGTAACCGCTTAATCTAGCGTATCGCATCCGGCGGGTCGAAACCCGCCGGATGCTTAAGAAAAGGAGAAATTGCCATGAAAAAAACCGTACCGTTTGAAGTTTTTGGACCGAACCAATTCCTGATGTTTGACATCCTACGCCTGAGCGAACTGGAAAAGGCAGTAGGGAAGACGATTAACGAGCTAGTGACGAACGGCAACGCGGGGGTTGAGTTCTGTCTGAAAGCGCTGCCCATTGGGATGAAACAGCACTACCGGCCCGATCCGCGAGAGTATGCCGAACGGATTGAAAAGCATCTCGAAAACGGTGGAACGTTGAACCAGATCGAGGTCCCGATCATCAAAGCCATTTTGGCGTCGGGCATCTATGGGAAACAGGCCGTTGTCCGGTCGGAGGAGGCCATGGCGGAGGCTACGGGCGAGGGGGCCGCGACGGAAGCAAAAAACGAGCAGGAGGAGACGGCGTAAAGACCGTGTCCTCCTTTTTAGACTGGGTCGATTGGGCCGAACCGATTGCCTATGGGCCGCTCGGGCTCAAACCCTGGGAATTCGAACGGCTTCAGCCGGGCGAGTTTTTGGGGCTTTGGGATGGCTATCGTTGGCGGCAAGAGCAGCAGGAAAACATGGCTGCTTTTTTTGTTTGTCAATTGATGAATATCTCCGGGAAAAGCCTGAAACGCGCCATTACCCCCAAAGAGCTTTTAAAGCCATTGCGGGGTCCGGAGCGGCGGCACAAACAGGATGAAGCCTACTTAAAACAGCAATTCCGCCGCGCATTAGGAGGTGATACCCATAGCCACAATCGCTGAACTTTTGGTCAAAATCGGAGCCGATTCCAGCGGGCTCCGGAAAGAACTGCAAGCCAGCCAGCGCCAGATCAAAAGAGCATTCGGAACGGAAGCCCTGGCGGCGTCGCAAGCGGCGGCGGGAGCGCTGGCCGCAGTGACCGCCGTCATCGCCGGGGCGGGCGTGGCGAGCATTTCCTTGGCCGGAAAATTGAAGATGACCGAAAAAGCCTTCGAGACGCTAACCGGCAGCGCCGAGACCGCCAAAAACCTAATCGGCCAACTGAAAGACCTTGATGACAAATCGGCCTTTAGTTTTGATACCTACGCCAAGGGCGCGCAAAAACTAATGGCCCTGGGCATGGCCGCCGATCAGGTGGTGCCGACCTTGACCGCGATTGGCGACGCGTCGGCGGCGCTGGGCCAAGGCGAGGACGGCATTGACCGGATCGTCCTGGCGCTCTCGCAGATGACCGCCAAAGGCAAGGTTAGCGCCCAAGAGATGAATCAGCTGGCCGAGAACAACGTCCAGGGCTGGCGGTATCTGGCCGAGGCCACCGGAAAAACCCAGGCCGAAATCATGAAAATGGCCGAACAAGGGATGATAAACGGCGCGGCGGCGGTCCAGGTCATCCTGGCCGGAATGGAAAAGGACTACAAAGGCACGATGGACCGGATGGCGAACGAAACGCCGATTGTCTGGAATACCATCGTATCCAGCGCCCGGCAGATTCTGGCCGGGGTTGGCCCGGCTATTGACAAGGCGTTCGGAATCAATAAGACCCTGCAGAGCGTTCGCGATTATTTGGTGAAGTTTAAAAAGGGGCTAGACCAGGTAAAAGGCAGTGCTTTAAGCGTTCGTTTCGTTATTGACCAAATGATCCCCCAAGGCGCGCAAATGGCGATTGTCGCCATCGCCGGAGCGATTACCGGCGCGGCAGTATTGGCATTCAAATCGATGGCATTGGCTGCCGCCGAGGCTTTGGTTGCGTTAGCTCCGTATATTGTCATTGGGGCCGCCGTAGCCGCCGCGATTTGGTTACTATGGAAACCCATATCCACCGTCGTCGACTACCTGGGCCAATTCGAGATCGTTTGCGTGGCGGCCAAGGCGGCCTTGGCGGCGCTGGCCGTCGGCGTCGGCCTGCTCGGCATCCAGGCGATCATTCCGTCCATTTTGACCGGAGCGACCGCGTTGGGCGGCTTTGCCGCAGCGGCCTGGGCGGCGGTCGCGCCGCTGTTGCCCTTTATCGGGATCGTCGCCGGTGTGGCCGCCATTGCCTACGTGGTCATGAAGGCGTGGAAACCCGTGGGCGATCTATTCAAGGGAGTTTGGGATCTCGCCATTTCTTGGACCCAATCCGCCTGGGCGAATATCCTGGTTTTCGTGATGACGGGCGTCACCAGAGTGCTGCGGGCCATCCAGCCCATTGCCAAAGTATTCGGCGGCGCGGTGGAGAAGAGCATCAGCGGATTCCTCGGCAACGCCGAGCAATCCTTGGACAAAGCCAAGCAAGCGGCGGAACAAGCTGGAACCCAAGGCAAAAACGCCACGGCAGCCATAGCGCGGGCTTGGAAAGAAACCGGCCAGGCGGTGGCGGGCTCCTTCGGGTCCACCCAGAAGACTATCCGGGACACCTCGGCCATGGCCCGGCAAGAGACCGCCAAAACTGTCGATACGGTGAAAAGCGCCAGCGCTAACACGCCGCCGCTCATTACCTCCGGCTCGACCGACAAAGAGCTGCAAAAGGTTCAGGATAAGGCCAAACAGGTTAGCGAGTCCATCGAACGGGAATGGGTCCAGACCACCCAAACTGAACTCCAGCAACTAGACCTCTGGAAAGCCGAGCAGTTGGCGGCACTCGCTGAAACCAAAACGGCCAATCAAAACTACCAACGCGATGTGGAGCGGGTGATGGCTACCTATTCCGTCCGGCGAAGAAAGATCGTCCAGGACGAGGCCCGCGCCGCCGCCGATATTTGGGACCAGGCGGCGGATAGCGCGAATGAATTGAAAAACAAATTGGCCGGAATCGGCTTAACCGGGACCGATAAGGAACGGTTCGACCTGGAAACGTCGGTCACGGAGCAGATCACCAGTATTGAACGGAAATACCGCGACCTGGCCGCCAAATTCAAATCGGCCACTCAGCAAGAGCAGGCGGAATACCAAAAAGCCTGGACCGCCAATGGGATCGCGTTCGAGATCGCCGCCGACGGCACTGTCAGTTTCGCCAAACAGACCGCCGCCGAGCGGAACGCGGTGGAGAAACAAGCGGCCAGCGACCGCCTGAAAATCAGCCGGGACGAGCGGAAGGCAGCCCAGGACATTTGGGATGAAGCCAGGGACAAGGCCAAGGAATACCAGCGGCGGCTGGACGGCCTCGGCCTGCAAGGCGTCGACAAACAAAAGTTTGACATCGAAAACGACGCCGCCGACCAGATCGAAGCCATCAAGCGCAACTACCGGGACTTGGCTATCCAATACAATGAATCCACCGAGACCCAAAAGGCGCAGTTCCGCAAAGCATGGGAAGAAAACGGCGTCCAATTTGAGATCACCACCGGCGGCATGGTCGACTTTGCGAAACAAGCGGCGGCGGAAGAAATCGCAGTCGAGCAATGGAAGCAACAGCAGATCGCCGACCTCCGGTACGATTACGCCAAACACCAGGACATGCTGGACCAAGCCCGCCGGGACGGCAACCTAGCCGCCATCCAGGAGGAATTGAACCAGGAGCGCGCCCTGATGGCCCAAGACCTGGCCGGACGGCAAGCCCTAATCGACACATACTACACCATTTGGCAGGCCGCGCACCGGACGGCCACCGACTACATGGCCCAGGCCACCAGCGGGATGTATGACGGGCTGACCGGCTTTTTCGAAGATGTGATCAACAACGCCGAGTCCATCGGCGACGCCTGGCAGAACCTGAAAAACAACGTTCTAAAAATGTTGGGCCAAATGGTTGCCCAGTGGCTGGCCTCCCGGGCGATGATGTGGGTCCAGGAAAAGATCTTCGGAGTCCAGCAACAGCTCCAGGCGGCGGCCCAAGGGGCGGCGACCGCAGCGGCCTGGGCTCCGGCGGCGGCGGCGGTGTCCCTGGCGACCATGGGCGCGAACGCCGCGCCCGCCATGGCCGGGATCGCCGCCACCAACGCGTTGAGCGCCAGCCTGGCCTCCCTTGGCGGATTTTCAACCGGGGGCCAGGTAGCGGGCGCGGGCACGGCGACCTCCGACAGCATTTTCGCCCGGCTGTCCGACGGCGAGTATGTGATCCAAGCTTCCGCCGTGAGAAAATTCGGCAGCGGGTTTTTTGATGCGCTGAACACCGGCAAAATGCCGGCATTTGCCACCGGCGGACTGGTTACGGGGCCACCGCTGGCTACGGTGGGCCAAACCAAATATTTAGAGGCCCTGGCTTTTCGTCAAGGGGATTTTGACAAGGACGGGCCAACCGGCGGAGCTTCCCAGCCACAAGGCGATCAGTATTACATCACGATCAAAGCCTGGGATGGACCCGATGTGGACCGCTGGCTTCAAAACGGCGGCGGCGCGAAAATCGTCCGCTACGTCAAGAAGCATTCCCGGTCCTTTGCGGAGGTGTAACCATGAGTTTGCCCATATTTCCCGAATTGCCGACCATGGCCTGGAACAGCCAGAAAACGCAACGATGGGATACAATTATTCAGAAATCCGGCAGCGGGAGGCGGAAATCGTTCTCCCGCTGGGCGTATCCGGAATGGGTGATCGATTGTTCATATACCTGCCTGGACACTGAAACCATTAAAAAAGCCTATGGTTTTTTCGCCATGGTTCGCGGCCAGTTCCAGCCGTTCCTCTGGAAAGACCCGGAGGACTATCAGGAAACCAAAGTCCGGATCGGGACCGGCAACGGAGCGAACAAGACTTTTCAACTGCTCCGCGCGTATGGCGGCCTCTATACCGAACCCGTCCGGGATATTGTTTCCGGAACCCTAAAGGTTTTGGTGAACGATCTCCCGGTCACGGCAGCCCTGGGCGCGGACGGCCAGGTCGCTCTGGCCGCGCCTCCGGCCAACGGGGCGGCGGTGACCGCCAGCTTTGAATACTATTGGCGCGTCGCCTTCGACGGCGACGAACTGACCTGGACGAATTTCTGGTATGGGTTTTACCGGTTAAATAAGGTAACGATGGTGACGGTACGATGAAACAAGTGTCAGCCGAGCTTTTGCAATATCTCCACACCCGGACGGAGTTTCATATGTGCGATCTATACGAGATCACCCTAAAAAGCGGGCTAACCTTTCGCTATGCGGACTACGACATGGATATCACCCTGCCGGATGGCCGGGTTTTCGGATGCAAGGGGCCGCATTTTCAGCGGGACCGGATTCAACTCTCCTCCGGAATCGCGGTGGATAAGCTGAATGTCACGGTTGCGGTTGACGCCACCGACCAGATCGGCGATACCCCGATGATGGTCGTCGCCCATAACGGCGGTTTCGATGAAGCGACCGTATCCCTATTGCGCTGTTTCATGGACGCGCCCGGCGCGGTCGTCGGCGCGGTGGAGCTGTTTACCGGCTACGCCGACGTGAACAGCGGCGGCGGGCTGGCGATGAAATGGGAGGTCAAATCCAGCGTTCAAAAACTGAACGTGGATTATCCCTTGCGGAAATATTACCCGACCTGCCCGTACAGCATCTACGACGGCGGCTGCGGGGTGGAGATGGCCCGGTATACCGCGACCGGCACCGTGACCGGCGTCAGCTCCTATCAGGATTTCAATACCAATCTGACCAAGGCCGACGGTTTCTACGACCAAGGCGGCATCGAATGGCTCTCCGGGGCGCTGGCGGGCGCGTCTATGCCCATCAAACAATCCTACCAGTCCGGCGGCAGAATCGTCGCCTTGATCCCTTTGGAGGCTCCGCCCGCCGTCGGGGACAGCTTCCGGATCTATCCCGGCTGCGACAAAACGCCTGAGATGTGCGAAAGTAAGTTCAATAACATCTTGCGGAACCGGGCCACGCCATACATCCCCCTCAAGGAGACGATCCGATGATTGAAAATGAATATTCAAACATCATTGATGAGGCTTTGTCCTGGCTGAACACCCCGTATCATTCGGGCGCCAGGGTGAAGGGGGTCGGGGTGGACTGCGGGCAGCTCCTAATCGCGGTCTACGAAGCGGCGGGCGTGATTCCGCCCGGCGACTGCGAACCCGGCCCCTACTCGCCGGAATGGCACCTGCACCGCTCCGAGGAGAAATATCTGGCCTGGGTCCAGAAATATTGCGACCCGGCGGAGGGGAAACCCCAGCCCGGCGACATCGCGGTCTTCCAGTATGGCCGCTGCGTCAGCCACGCGGGCATTGTATTGCAGTGGCCGCAGATCATCCATGCCTATGTTGGGCGCGGGGTGATCTTGTCCGACGCGGGCGAGGCATTGCTTTGCGACGGTTCGGGCCGAAGCCGTTTGCGCGGCATTTACCGGCCAAGGAGGGTTGAAACATGAGCGGAATTTTTGGGACGAAAACCATTCGCAACGAAGAGACTCAAGTGGCCGGGTTTCAGATCAATTCGGCGACCTATGGGGCCACCGTTCCGCTGGTGCTGGGAACCTCCCGGATCTCCGGCAATGTCATCGATTGGTACGACTTTACCGCGATTCCGCATACTGAAACGCAGCGGACCGGCAAGGGCGGCGGAACCAAGGTGCAGAATACGACCTACACCTATACCGCCGCAGTGCTGATCGGACTGGCCGAAGGACCCGCCGGGGGTATCGGGAAAGTCTGGGCTGACGATGACGTCTATGACAACTTGGCGGCGCTGAACCTTACCCTTTTTTCGGGCCAGTATGGGCAAAGCCCCTGGGCGAACACCCAAACCAAGCACCCGGAAAAAGCTCTGCCCTATTCCGGCCTGGCCTATGTCGCCGGGGTGGTCGACCTGGGCAGCGGCGGCGGCTTGCCGAACCTGAATTTCGAGTACCGGGGCCTGCTCCGGGAGAGCGGCGACGGCATCGACGTCAATCCGGCGGACGCGATCCGCTATATCATCTTCGACGAGCTGAACGGGGTCGGTTTCGGCCTGGGCAATATCGACGCCGCCAGCTGGCAGCGGTTCCGGGACTTCTGCACGGCGGCGGACCTGCTCGTCACGCTGCCGCTGACCGAGGCGAAAAAAGCCTATGAAATCATCAACGATATCTGCAAGGCGACTAACACGACGGTATTTTGGAGCCAAAACCGGCTGAAACTGGTGCCGCGTTGCGACGAACGCTTAAGCCGGAACGGCGCGACCTTCGAACCGGACCAGGCCCCGCTCTATGACCTGACGGCGGATGATTTTCAGGATTCGGGCGACGGGGCGCTGGTCACTTTCGAGCGGGAGGACAATGCAGAAGCGTACAACCACGTCACGGTGGAGTTTTTGAACCGGGCCAACGCTTACGAGAAAGAAACGGCGGAAGCCAAAGTCCAGGTGGATATCAACCGGCGCGGCCTGCGGTCCATGCCCACGGTCTCGCTGCCCTATCTGCACACCAAGGAGCGGGCGGAGTATGTCGCGTTCCTTTTGGTGATGGATAGCCTCTATGGCCGGAATCGATACCGTTTCCGGCTGGGCTGGTCCCATTGCCTGCTGGAACCGGGCGATTTTGTCACCATCCGGGAGGATTCCATCGGCTCAGACAAAATCCCGGTGATCATCGAGAGCATCGAGGAGGACGTTCAGGGGTATTTAGAGGTCGTCGCCAAAGGCAAGCCGCCGGGGATTTACTCGCCCGGACGGTATGACGCCCACCAAGCGGACCGGCCCGTCATCGACTACAACGTTCCGCCGGGGGATACCACGGCGACGGTTTTCGACGCTCCGGCGGAATTGGCCACGGGAGGACTCGAAACCTGGATCGCCGCCAGCGGCGGGGAGGCGTGGGGCGAATGCGCCGTTTGGGCCAGCGACACCGGCGATCAGTATCGGGCCATCGGCGCGGTCGGCGGCCCGTCCCGCCATGGCGTCTTGACTGCGGCGCTACCCTCCGGGGCCTCCATTGACACGGCCAACGCCCTGAAAGTCAAACTGCTGGGTGGTGATCAATTGCTGGGCGGCACGCAGCAGGATGCCCGGAACCTGAATACCCTGTGCTGGGTGGACGGCGAATTGATCGCCTACGCCACGGCCACGCTGACCGGGGCGAAACAATATAGCCTGTCCTATCTGGTGCGCGGGGTGTATAACACCCCCATTACGGCCCACGCGGCGGGGAGCAAATTCGTCCGGCTCGATCCGGAATTGCTGAAGATCCCGTTTAGCGCCGATCAGATTGGCAAGGAACTTTATCTTAAATTCACCAGCCGCAACATTTACGGCGTCGCCGAGCAGTCGCTGGCCGAGGTCGAGGCGGTTCGCCATACCTTAGCCGCGCAGACTCCACCCAACTCCAAGACCCTTTCGGTGGTTGAACAAACCTATACCAACAACGCCGGGGTGCGGATCACCGGCCTGCTGGTCACTTTTGAGGTCCCCAAGTATTTGCATTATGCCGGGACGCTGATCAGCCTATCGCAAGACAGCGGCAGTACCTGGCGGGACATCGGGACCTCGGGCGAGGGCCGGTATTTCATCCAAGAGGTGGAGATTGGCCGGACCTATATGGTCCGGCTCAAGACCAAATCCTCGTTCGGCAATCTTAGCTCGGGGGTTGATTCCGATCCGGTTACCGTCGCGGGGTTCGACATCGCGCCGGGAGCGGTTTCGGGCCTGAGCTATGACTGGAACGCGCCCGATTTGCGGGTGTATTGGAATGCGGTCACCACCAATTCCGACGGCACGACCGCGCTCGATATCAAGGACTACCAAGTGGAGGTCAAGGTCGGTTCAACCGTCAAGCGAAATGAAAATGTCGCGGGAAACCTTTACACCTATACATATGAGAAAAACATTGCCGACAACGGCCAACCGGCAAGCGCGGTAACAGTCACCGTCCGCACCCGTGACAATGGCGGCAAACTGGCGGCAGCGCAGCAGATCGCTTGTTCCGGAAGGACGCCCACTGCGCCGACGCTCACCGTCACCCCGGAGATCGCCCGGAACGCCATCGCCGTGTCCGTCAGCCAGTTGAATCTGGTGGGCTTCGAGAAGTTAGAGATCGTCGCCAAACAGACGGCGGGCGCGTCGAGCGGCGGAACCGTGATTTACTCGGGGCCGTCGTTTTACTATGCCCACAATGTCGGCACCAATGAAAAATGGTATTACCAAGCCCGGATCTATAGCAAGCTGGGGCTGGTGTCGCCCTGGTCCGCCGAGGTGGCCCAAACGACGAAACAAGTCGAAGTTACAACCATGAACCCGCAGATCTTGATGGCGAAGACCTTGGCCTATGCCAACGCCGACGGCACCGGGAGCTATGCGGTGACGTCAGGGGCGTTGAGCAACATTCACGACGGCGGCGCGACGACCGGCGCGACCTTCTCCGGGGCGGGCTTCATTGAGGATGATTTCGTCGGCCAGCAATATTTTTCGACCGTTCGCCTGAATGTTGCGGCGGCGGTCCAGTTTTACGCTCAGAAATATGACGACGCGGCGAAAGCCTGGGTTGATTGCTTGGGATCGGCTGGAGCGCTCCAAGCGGCGGAGGCCGGGCAAAACGTCTTCCAAATCAGCCCGATCGCGCTGACCAGCAAAATGCGGATCTATCTGGCGGGCGGCGCGACCGTGAATGAACTCCGTTTCGGCACCGTCGGCCAGGCCGATGAGTTCTATTTCGAAAAATTGACCGGCGACCAAATCGACGCCGGGACCATTACCATCGGGAACTTGGCCGAGGGGACGGTCCAACAAGCGATGCCGCTCTCCGATGATGTCATCGTTCATTTTGACAACTCCCTGGCGTCCACCCGAGGGTTGATGCCGAAATCCGGCCATGACGGGGTATTGGTTCCAAATGCCGGGAAGTTCGGCGGTGCGGTCAAGGTGGGATCCGGGATCTCCTATGAAGTGGGGCAGCGGAATCCGGTGACTATATCCGTCAATAGCTGCAAGGAGGCGAATTTCACAAGGGCGAGCGAAGCGTATCTGAGCGATTGGACAAAGGTTGCCGCCAATCAACCAAGATTTGAAAAGGCAAAAGGAGCTTTGTTAATCGAGGGAACGACGAATCTCGTTTCAAATGGTAGCGCAGAAACTGATTTAACAAACTGGCTGTCAGTATTTGGTTCGGGTTCGGATGCTACTCTTACGCGTCAAATTACTGATGGTTATTACGGAGAATGCAGTGTTGAATGCGCTGTGACAAATCCCGGCGCGTATACTGTTTGGTGTTACGTCGTTTCTAACGATTTAACTCACAGCCCGAAATTCGACACTACGCAGTCGTATACTTTATCGTTTATGGCAAAGAGGGTCAATGGATCGGGTGATATTCAAGTATCAATCCGAGATCCTAACGGGCTAAACGGTGTGATGGATTATTATAGTTGCACTTTAACTAATACTTGGCAGAAATACACGTTTACGTTTACACCACTCATTGCCGGAAACAACCCGACTGTGTATATAAAAGCGATTACTTATCCGCTCTCGTTTCGCATTGACGGTTTACAGCTTGAGCAGAAAGATCATGCTACCGATTTCGTAAACGGTACCCGCGCAGACGTTCGTGAAAATTTAGGGCAGGGGTTGTTAATCGAAGAACGGACGACAAACTTTGTGACGAGTCCAGATTGCGAGGCAGGCACGCCTAAATTAAATAACTCTGGTGCCGCTGCTTCTGCTACTGCGGCGTTATCGACCGACCACGCTCACTCAGGAACCAAATCGCTAAAAATAACAACTAGCACGACCAGCGGTACAATCGATAGATTTTATCAGGTCGGTTCGTTGAATAGTTTAAACAGTTTATCGGCGGGGTCGACTTATACTTTTTCAGCCTGGGTGTATGTCCCGTCTTCGAGTGGAATCACCTTGTCGAATGTCTTTTTGCGTGCGTATTACTATACTGGTTCATCGTACCCAGGTGTTACCAGTTCAACCATGACAGCGTATGATACATGGCAAAGACTCTCAGTAACGTTTACCGTTCCAAGTACGGCAACCGCTATTTTCTTTAGGGTGTATATACGGCAGGATTCAACGAGCGTTTCAATTTATGCTGACGACCTTCAAGTAGAGAATAGACCCTATGCTACATCATTTACTCCTGCAACTCGTTCGGATGAGATTGTAATCGTACCGATGGATGGTATGAGTCCCTCTAGAGGTACAATTGAAATTACAGCAAATGTTACTTCACAGTTTCATACAGCAGCCAATCCGCGCTGGACAATGATTCTTTCAACCGGAAAGCTGCCAGGCGGTACAAGTTTAGAAGTTAATCAAATATCATTTCGGCGATCTCCGAATTCGACGCGTTGGAGTTGTATGGTTAGTAACAGCGCCGGCACCACTTATACCATACCGTTTGCTAATGCAATACCCGACGGAATGCATCGGTTTAAGTTTTGCTGGGACGAGACCGGAGGAAAGGCGTATTTAGACAATGTTTTAACAGGTACTTGTGATGCGAGTTATCTACCTAATCAGTTCGTATCCGGTTTATATGTTGGTAACTGGATGGGGAGTAGCTTGCAATTAAATTCAACTGTTTCCGATCTCCGTCTCTCCAACATCGCCCGAACCGATGCACCGGATCTAACCAAGCCGTTATCCGTGGATGAGCATACCGTCGGCTATTATCCGCTGCAAAACAGCTTGATCGGGGGGATGATACATTACGCCATCGTTGACAACGCTTTGAAATATATCCAAGGCGTCCGAGACGATAACCTGGACTTGTCTTTCGTGAGCTATACCAACGGGGTTGTATCCCTCACCGGAAACCGCTATTTTGACGAATTGTACGTCACAAACCGCGTGGCCACGGCGGATGAGATCAAGTCATGGGCCAGCCAAGGACCGTTTTACGACGCAAGCCCGGTGGTGACGGACGATCAGATCAGTTCGGCGGCGCTGACTAATTTTAACAGCCGGAACGACCGGAAAAGCACGGTCCCGGCGGCTCCGGTCCTGCCGACGGACGGAACTTGCCTCGATCATGCCGTCAATACCGACGGCTCGGTCAATCTGTCGATTGAGTGGACGTATGCCGGGAGCGGCGACGCTTACGACATCGACGGCTTCGAGGTGCTGGTCCGGGCCGGGTCCACCAGCGCCGCCTATACCTTTGGGACCTCGCCCTTAGAGGAACAGGTCTATGTGGTACCGGCGGACAAACGGGCGCTGATCGTCTACGGCATCCCGGCCAACTCCTACTATACCGTCGGGGTCCGGGCTTATCGGATGGTAGACCAGGATATCAACGTAAGCGGTGTATTGCGTTCCGCCATCACCAAAGCCAGCGGGAGCGGTGAGAACCCCTACCAGCCCAGCGCGGCGGTGGCTTTTGCCGGGAACATTACCGGAACGATTTCCGGAACTCCGGCGACCACGATAGTGACCAACGCCAATAACGGGAATGCCGCCTGGAATGGTACGGTTCAATACCGCAGCACCGGGACGCCGACCAACAATCCGGTTCCGGCGGGGATCACCGTCACCCAGAACGCCAACGGATCGATGAACATTCGCTTGGATTGGAGCGCCTATTCACAAGGCGTGAAAAGAGCCGACCTGCTTCTACTTTTTTGGCGGCGCGGCACCGCTTCCGGGTTGGGCGCTCCCATCCTCACCGACACGGCGATCAGCTTCAACGTCAACGATACGGCAGCCAGCTACTATATTTTCGAGGGTGTTGCGCCGGGGTGGTACTCCTTTGGGTTGGCGGCGGCCCGGAAAACCGAATTCGGCTTGGAGGTCGGCGGCATCGTTTCGCCGACATCCCCGAAATGGCAGGATGTCAACGCCACCGCCGCAAGCTACAACGCCGGAACGGTTCCGATTACTTCCGGCGGCGGCAGTGTGAAAATCGATAGTGCCGGGCTGCGAACCTATAACGGTGCGACTCTTCAATGCAGCGTCGGTACAGACGGCGAACTTACCGCAAGTGGCGGAGCAGTCAAAATGGGAGCATCGGGATTTCGCGCTTATACAGGAACGACTGAAACGTTTAGAGCCGACGCAAACGGGATTGTCCTCGGCAGTTCCGACGGTAAAACAAAATTCACCGGGACGGCCTGGGAAATCCGTGATGAAAATGGTGTTTTACGAGTCAGAATAGGAAAGCTGGATTGAGGATGTCAACCTTTGGGATTAATGTATTTGATGGTACAGGGAAAGTCCTGATTAATAACGAGCGGTTACTGCATCGGGTTTGGCATCAGGGTATGTACTCCGGAACAAATCAAACCGTTTATTATGCCCAGCCTTTAGACCATAAACCCAGCATAATATCGTATGGCGTTGATAACGTGGCTTCTTCCTGTTTGGTACAGCATGTTACCGATGCCAATGGAAATTATGTTGGATTTACGCTCAATTTCGGCACCTTTGGAGCCGGAACTACTGTAGTAATCGCATTCGCAAGGAGGTAGTTAAATGTTCGGGATTCTTATTCGAAACAGCAACGGTGATATTTTGGTCGACAACGAACACGTGCATCCGAAACTTTACCAAATATACCCGCTGATATGCACCGCTGCCGGGACTTTTGATGTACCGTTTCAACCGACCAGCAAATTTGTTTTTGTTACGGCCCATTCAAAAAATACCCTATGCAATGTAGTTGGAGTGAAACGGACGAACGGGTTATGGAGTTTTGCCAGGGTTGCGACGGCAGGAGCGGGGAATGTCAATGTGAGGATATATGAGCTATGAGTTACGGCATATCATTGTGGAACTCCAGCGGCGCTTTGGTTTACTCAAGCCAATACAAGACTGTGCAAACCGTTGATATGGGGGAGCTAACGATCTCCGACTTGCTCTCTCATACCATCCAGTTTACACCCGTCCCCGAAGAGCCGGAACTGTGGATTGGAGGCCAAGGCTATGTAACGGCGGTCGACATCAACGGCATGTATTCCAGGCTTTTTGGGATATATGCTGGAAATTTCGTTCAAAACGCCAACGGTGATTATTATCAGTTTACAATCCAGGCCGTTCCATTTGCCCAGATTCCGGCCACCCCCGATAAGATCTCCGGAACAACTAAATTTCCTTGGATTATACCTTGGGTTGTTTTTATTTGAGCAAGCTGGTAAAATGTTGGATAATGATTAAGTTTCCAGGAGGTGTAAGATGAAGAAGTTATTTACAGTCATGTTGCTGATTTTGGTATTGGCCGCGATGGGTTGTTCGGGCAAAAGAAGCCAGAATAACACCAACAAAGCTTCAATTAAAATCTACGTGGAAAAGAGCGGTCAGGGGGCGAAAAGCATGATTAAAGTCGCAAATCAAAACCAAATTGAAATAAATGATTATGATGAATATGTCATGCCCAATGAAATGGGCGGTTTAGTGTATTATTACCTCTTTATCAAAGCGTTTGACGCCACCGGCAATGAGGTTCCCGTTATTCCGGAAGACGTATCCTGGGCGTGCAGTGTACCGGATACCATATCGCCGGAAACCGGGAATTATAATATTGATTTTCATCCCAAAACCGCCGGTGACTATACAGTTACTGCCGGTTATCATGGCGAATCAGTTTCTATTCTTATCAAAGCCATACCTAACAAAGCTTTAATTGTGGGCCAAAATTGGCTGGGTAGCGAAGTGATGCGGGGGGTTGTTTTTGCCAATAACAGCCCAACGGATGATGCGAATGTCGCCGATTTGTACTTAAAGGCCGTGGATGGTGATTTCAGCAAGTTTGAGCTTATCGCACCCGGCGGAATTAAAAATATCGGAAATAACTATTTGTTTTTGAAAGATATTCATGTTAATCCCAGTGATTTGGATATGGGTTCAACCACTACCGGATATTTAAATCCGGATGTTGTGGGATGCTCTTATAGTGTGCGTTGCAGAAACGGCGGTTTTGTGAAGCTAAAAACTGCCGGGTTTGGATGGGGCGGGACAAGCGCCGAAGCAAGCGTTTATTACCTGCCGATATAAAGTAAATACCGGGACAAAGGAGAGGGTAAAATCCTCTCTTTTTTATTATCCAAAAGGGGATGAGGGGATGGCAGACCAGCAGGTATTTTTGCATTTCTTGCGGCGGCTCGACGAATTCTCGACAGTCAAAACGATGGTCGGGATTTTTATTGCGCTGGCTTCGGCGCTTTTCGGAGAGTTTCGCCCGGCCTATGGGGCGGTGGCCGGTTTGGTGGCGCTCGATTGGTTCAGCGGCCTGTATTATGCCTGGGCGCATCCGAAGCTGAAAATTCGCTCCCGCAAGCTGCGCGCCGGAGCTGTGAAAATGTTTATTTATGGCTTACTCCTGGCGTTGGGGCACTTATGCAGCTTGGTGGAAATGGCGGCATTTATCCAGGCACTGATCGAGGGCTACATCATGATTACGGAGGGGATCTCGTTAGTGGAAAACGCCAAAAAGATCGCCGATCTGCACCGGGTGCGGATTGCTTTCCTGGACAAGTTGGCCGCCGTGTTGCAGGGGAAAATGGACAAATTGGAGGATGATGCAAATGGTGACGCTTGAACAGAAGAGAAGATTTTTGCAGCAAATGAAACAGGCTTCCGCCGCCGCGAAACAATCCGGGGCGGTTTATAACGAGGCGGTTTTGTTTGCCCAGGCGGCTTTGGAATCTCGGTGGGGAAGTTCGGAGCTGACCCAGAAGGCGAACAATCTGTTCGGGATTAAGGCGGGAAAAGGATGGACGGGCCAAATATTAAGTCTGTCCACCAAGGAGTGGAGCAAGCAGAAGCAGTGGTATATGACGACCGCCGACTGGTGCAAATGGGATTCCTGGGCCGGGTGCGTTCTCTACTATTATACAGGGATGTTGAAACGGTTGTCGTGGTTTCGGGATGCGCTGCAACATGTCAACTGCGCCGATGATTTCCTCCGGGCGTTGCTGCCGGAAGATGGGCAGCCAGGGTGGGCTACCGACCCCAACTATTTTTCAAAGGTCCGGATGGTCGGGGCCGAGATTGAAAGGCTGGGTGGGCCGAAGTGGATATGAAAAAGTATCTGGTAGGCGTTTTGATCGGCGCTCTTGCGGTTGTCTCAGTGGGTGCGTTTTTTTATTTCCGGCCCCGGCCTGATCCAATCAGGACTGAAACGCCAGGAAAAACTGTGATTGAAAGCCCAAACAGGGAACAAAAGCAGCGGGCGGACGTTACATTGAGCAAGGAGAGTGAGACCAGGCTCTCCGGAAAAGCGCACACCCCCATTACCTCCCTTTTAAAACCCGGCGATTCGGTAGAAATACCAGTCGCCGGGTTTGTTTCTACCGTTTACAAGGATGCGGATACCGGCGATGTAGTTGGACGGGGCGAACATTCGGTGTCGGGGAAAACCACTGTGACGGTTGAGGATGACGGTGGGATCCGGGCGGATACGGGGTTTGAGGATTCGTTTGAGATCGCCGTGTCGGTGCCGGAAAAGGAAAAACGCTGGCGGGTCGGGGCCATGGTCGGGATGGATGCGCATGGGGATTTTGTTCGGCAAGCATATGGGCAATATGACGCCTGGCGGTGGAGCGGGAAGAAGGTAGATCTGGCGGTGCCGGTGCGGGTAGAGTGGACGGCGGGGGATGGATGTCGGGTCATGGCTGGGATAGAGATTAGGTGGTAAGTAAAAAAGCCCTCATTCCATCGGGAGTGGGGGCTTTTTTTATTCAAGCGCAACACTGGTAAAAATATGTGTAGATTATATTGACACGTGTAGTGACATGTGTTAAAATAATAATTGAAAGGAGGATCCAAGCCGTTGAAATCATATTCATCAAGAGAAATAATTAAAATCCTTGAAGAAAACGGGTGGTACTTAGCAAGAGTCAACGGAGACCATTACCAATTTAAACACCCGACAATCCCAAGATTGGTAACGGTTCAGCACCCAGTAAAAGATTTGGACATTATAAACATTAAATCAATAGAAAGACAGTCAGGGTTGAAGTTTTGACCCTGACTGATAAAGTATATAAATCCAGGAGGTTAAAAATGGATAAATACGCTTTTCCTTTTGTGCTGCTACAGAAAGAAGATAAAATAGTCGGAGATTTCCCCGATCTACCGGGGTGCATTGCCTGCGGAGATACCGAGGAGGAATTGCTGAAAAACGCCAAGGAAGCCATGGCCCTACACCTTTTCGGGATGGAGGAGGAAGGCTACGAGATTCCCGAACCTTCCAAAATAACCGATTTGAAATTGGAACCGGGACAGTATATCGTGAAAATAGAGGCCAGGATGGCCCCATTTCGGGATAAAATGAGGAATAAAGCAGTAAACAAAACCGTTACCATCCCGAGATGGCTAGACGATATAGCGCAGGAAAACGACGTGAATTTTTCGCATGTACTACAAAAAGCGTTAAAGGATTATTTGGGTATAGACAATCCAAAATCAGATAATCAATGA